TTCTGCCACACATCCGAATCAATATAGATCCATATCATGGCCACTTGATCTGTGCTGAGCTCACCCAAAAACTTCTGTCCTGACTCGCTGTTGTAGATCACCCAAGGACTCACACGCCCAGTGGTGATGGCATGACACAAAGCATTGGCGTTGCCGTATCTCACACAATCATGCGCTGGGTTGCCAGTTTTTTCTGCCCAGTCTAGACCGTATTCCATGGCTCGGGCCAGGGCATCATCCACTGCTTCCACGGTGAGATAATTCACCAGATACTCTGTGTAGATCTGATCACTGCACCACTTGTCGATCTTCTTTTGTTGTTTCAGCAACCATGCCATGAAGCGTTCTGGATTGATCACTCGTGTATTCACACAATAGTGTCCAAACTTCACAAACGCACGATAGTAGGATGACGTTTCAAAATCATCAAAGGTCTTGTTCTTGGCCGAGCCTTGCATGGTCTCATAGAACCGCACATAGGCCTGCAGGCCCAGCTGCACTCCTCGGTCGTCGCGTTGCAGTCTGCGACGTTTGGGTTCGCACATGTGTATTTCGATACTGCTTTCTCTAGAGAAAGTCTTGTCGCAGTATCCACAGGTGAATGTCATTTCTTTTCGTTGCCAGCGGCTCGGTTGTAAGCGTCGATTTCTTTTTGTGTGACCAGTTGGGCCATCACGTCGATCTCATCATCTTTGTATGTGGGAAACATGGCTACAAGTGCTTTTCTTTTGGCACTGAGTCCAGCTTCTTTCTTCTTGGGTGCGATCCAGCTGTGTCGCATCACACCCATACCGGGACTGGCAGCAGTGGCACACAGCCATTGCAGTTTGGGGTGCTTGGCTATGTCAAAGAAGTGCTTGTTGAGATAGTGGTTGGTGCTTTGTACATAGTATTCTTGCAGTTCTCTGCTGCCGCCCACTGCCGAGCCCCAGCGTATCATGAGGAATGTTGAGAACTTCTTGCGTTCTTCCGGCGTGAGTTCATCATAGAAGTCACGGTTCTTGACATCCAGCTGACGCATCTCATTCGAAATGTTTAGTTTGTCGCTCATTTGATCTTGGTCAATCTATAGATTATTTTTGCTTGATCCAGTAGGTCTTGTAAAGCAGGATTGGTTTCAGCGGCTGCTGTTATGTCTCGCCATTCTTCGAATAGTTGGTATTCATCGCCGGAAAGCTCAAAGTAAGGCTCATATACTTTTTCTTGGATTTCTTTATATTCTTCCATTTCGCGCAATTTTTCCCATTTGGTGCGTTCCCATTCATCCGGTTCATACTCCTTGGTAAGCCATAGGTCAGTCCATTTTTCTGTATCCAGGTCAGTCCACTTTTGTGTATACTGGTTAATTTTCATGGTGATTTTTCAGTCTGAGTCAAATGATACACCATTATAGCATGATCTAGAATATCTTGTAAAGCAGGATTGGTGCGGGCCTCTCTGCGAATATCACCCCAGAGTTTGTCTTGCTGTATCCATTCGTGTAGTGGTCTACCATCTTGGGTCCTAGGATCATAGTCATGTCCCACTTCTGTTCGCGTGGCAGGGTTGGCTCCTGCTTCGCGCTGATACACCGTGGCACCATCACGCTCGTATATCAATGTGGCTCCGGGCTTGAGCTGTCCCATTACCAGGCCTTGTTGTAATCCACTATCTCGCAGTTGCGGCTGATTTCTTTAACAAAATACACACAATCGGGTTCTGCGTCGTCGTTCAGCGGCACTGCCAGCAGCTGGCCATTTTTCAGCTTGGGTGCAAACCAATTCACTTCATGATACACATCCAAGATTTCAATGTCCGGAAAGCTGGGACGGAAACTGGTCAGCGGATTGAATTGGAATACCTTGAAGCCGCGATCATTTATGCTGGTGAGTGGCAGCACTTCGAGGTCGCCCACGTCGGGTTCGCCAATCAAGATCTGCCAGTCCATGGGCATCTTGATTGTGGTGTTTCCTATCCTTAACACCAAGGCAGGTGCATTGAAGCTTTCTAAAAATATTAATGGTATGAAATGATAGTCTGGATCTTTGGGATCCGAGTTGTCCAGAATAGCAAATCTCATGTCATCTACTTCGTCGGGCAAGTGATCTAGATCATAAAAGCTGTTGTCTAAGGTTAGTATTCGCATGTGTGTAGTATAGTTGGATATCTTACCAATGTCAAGATATCTTCATCCATTCCAGTTTCTCAGCTGTGAATGGATAGTTGGCCTCTTTGTAAAAGACCTTGCGTTTGTTTAGATGCCGTCTAGCGAACTTGCATGTGCTGGTGATATCCCAGATCTGCACATGATCTTTGTCTTCGGCCTTGCGGATGCCACGTCCAATTGATTGTATCACCCGCACAAAACTCTTGCCCGGTTCGATCAACACAAGATTAAAGATGCGTGGTATATTGATGCCCACAGCAGCCACGCCGTATGTGGCCACGATGATCTTGCCGTCGCTCACAGCAATTTCGTCATATTCTTCCTGGCGCACCTTGGCCTTGGTGGCGCCGCTCACAAACACAGCATGTTCGCCCAGACGTTCTACCAGCTGGCGACCACACTCGGTTCTATCTACCAGCACTAGAGTATTGCCTGTTTCGTTCACACGCTGTATGAGCGAAGCCATGGTGTCCAGTCTGCCGGATTCTTCCAGAAGATATTTCAGCTCGGCTTGATAGTCTGCGTACTCCACATGATCAACCAGCTGCACTATATTCACATGGCAGTTGGCCAACACGCCTGCATCTTGCAATGTGCTGGCAGATAATCTGCTGATCACCGGGCCCAGGCTGACCAACAACGCCTGGCTTTCAAACAGCTCTTTGGGCACAGTACCGGTCAACCCCCATCGAATTGGCACTCTAGACATCACGCCGGTCAGCAGAGTTTTCAATGCATCTGCCTTGGCCATATGCACTTCATCCACTATCACGCATATCACGTCTTCAATGAACTCCTGGATGGTGCAATCACCTATGCCATTCTTGGTGTTCTTCATGAGGTTATTTAGACTTTGCCAGGTACAGATGGTGTGTGTTCTGCCGTATTCTTTTCTGTCGCCAAAATACACACCCACATCCAGTCCCATGTTGATGTAGTCTTTTTCTGTCTGTGTCACAAGACTTTTGTTGGGCACGATAACGATACTGCGACCATACGCACTCACAGCATCACTCAAGGCTGCTGTCATGATGGTCTTGCCTGCACCTGTGGCCACTTCTTGTATGCATTGTGGGTTGGTAAGGAAGTTGTTGATGATCTCCACTTGATAGTCTCTCAGCAGTATGGGCTGACCTTCTGCAGGATGATTCTTGGGCCATAGTCGATCGCTGTAGCTGTGTTCTGTGACCTGTGCAAACTCAAACGTGGTTGAGTATTCTCTGCGGTCGTCCAGTTCGATGTCGTAGTCAAATCGTTCCAATAGCGGAATGATATCCGGCAGCAGATTCACATAAGTGCTGCCGCCCAGTTGGAAATAAGATACCTTGCCATCCCAGCGGCCCAGTCGTACTGCTGGCAGATATCGTGCATACGGAATGTCGTATTTGAAAGCCTTTACTAGAGCTTTGCGAGCGTCAAGGTCAAGACCTTCGATCTTGATATTCACTTCGTCATTGATTTGTATTGTACATCGTTTCATCAGTGTAGTATATACTTATCACAAACAAAAGTCAAAAAAACAGGCACCTAAGTGCCTGTTATAAAGTTCGGGCGGAGCCAACCTATCCCGAACGTTTCATTGGCTATGAAGCCATGACTTTAAAAAACTGCCTCTAGCACACGAGCTAGGTAATAGGCACTGATAATCAAACAGATCCATCCTGACATGGTGCTGCCATCCTCAAAACAATGCTTGGCGAACCAACCATTCAACAACATCCAAACAATTGAAACTTCCATATTACCACGTCACCAAAAGAAAAGCAATCAAACCGGCCACCCAAGGGTAGCCGCACCATAATGCTGCAATCACGGCTACCCAGGGCATGTTAGTCTGCTACCTTCATGCAGGTAGTCTCTGCAAGACGCTGCCAGTTACCGGGACTCAGCTTACGCAAATCAGCAATCTTCAATGCCATACGCAGACTCATTTCACGCAAGCGAGTCTGGTTTGTTTCCATAAACTCAAAGATGCTGTCTTGAGTTTCGGGTTCAAAGTCGTAGCCTTCAAACAGCACACCGTCTTTGGCAATCTGTTTGATACGCAAGATCTTGTCACGCATAGTATCCAGCGTCAAGTCCAAGTAATGGCAACGACTTTGCAGAGCGTCCAAATGATCACGCAGTTTCTGCGATTTCATCTTGTCAAACTTCATGTTGGTGATAAAGATCACACTGCCTTTGAAGTCAAACTGATCTGGGATGCCTTCGCGGCGCAGAGCCGAGCTCTCCGACAACCAAGAAATCTTACGCTTCTTGCCCGAGTCCAATGCACCTTTCAGCAAGTTCAAGCACACATCGTCCAGCAGGATGCTGTCACAGTCGTCAAATACCAGCACACAATTCTCGTCTGAGTATTTGTACAGAGTTTGATACAGGCCAATAGGAGTGGCTGAACCTTTCACAACTTCGGCTCGCAGTCGCTTGCCTGCAAGACGATCAAACAGCGTGGCTTTCTCAATCTCTTGTTCCACGCCAAAGCTCTTGCCCACGCCTGGAGGACCCGATACGATCATTGCACGGATGTCGCCGCCAATGCAGGCTTTAGACATTTCTGTAAGGATTTCAAAACGCTCGCGGATACGAGTCATTGCTTCGTCTTCAGTCTCTACTGTCTTGGCAGTAGGAGCAGGAGCGGGTGTGTTCATTTCCACGCTGTCACCACTGACCAACTCGTAGTCAGAGATAGCATCAACACGGATGCGGATAGTGGCAGGGCAGTTGGGAAAGGTGCCGTCATTTTGCACGGTTACATAACCGCCTTTGGCACCAGTTTGGAAGCCGCTGACTAGTGTAAAGTTTTGGTTTTTTACAGTTTTGCCGCGATACTCGCCGCGTACGATACGAATTGCACTCATTTGGTTGGCTCCTAATGTGCTGTTGAACTTACTTACTAAGCTGTTATTATAGCAAAATACCCATTATTGGTCAATCTCTTTGTGTTGTATTTTTTACCAACTGTTGTTGCGAAATTTGTGCTTATTTTGCGACTTTTTTCAGCAACTAAGGTAGTTCTTGCTATCATGTGTGTATTGTAGCACAAGCAGAATTAATGGTCAATCGGAATCAACGCCATAATTGTGTAATAGCAGGGTCGGATATCTGATGTGGTTTTGGCATGCCGTGGAATACCACTACCGCAGTATCCGCAGCAATCTTCACACCAGTGCCGGGTGCCCGTGGCTGACGTCGTTGGAAATTATATCCGCCATCTAAACATTGCCATCTAAAACTTTGGAACAGTCGATCTTCAAAAAATCTACGTTGATTGACATTGATGGATTTGGTGATATAATCCTGATCACCTTGATTGTTTTTGGTCAATTGTGAAATATCGCCCTTGGAGAACTGGTCCCATATTCGAGAAAAATTACTCACATTCCACCACATGAAACTGCTGTTGAATACAGAATGATGTGGATTTTGCAAATATCTAAAATCCCGTATGCCCCAGAAGTAACTGGTATCATGATTTGTCACCCAAGACAGATCTCTTACAACCACGGTGTCAAGATCCAAGTACAAAAGATTGCCTGCATGATGTTCTGGATTGAACATCTGCATTTTATACCACCAGGATTTCTTTGGTCCTGCTATGCCCGGCCATTCAGTCAATATGTGTTTGATCATGTGCGGAGGCACCGATCTATCATGCTCGGTATATACATGGAATCTTATGCCGCCGGGCAAGGCTCTGGTTAGCATGCTGTATAAATTTTCTACATAGCGCCAATCATATCCGGTGCTGTGTATCACACAGGCACAATCAATCATAGTGTCAGATGTGATGCGATTCTTTTTAGCCATAGGCCCTCTTTCAACTCATCAACGGTATATTCAGTATGGCAGATTTCAATTACCCATTGACTTCTATCTATATCATATGGTTTGTCTATATCTTCTATGGCAACTGATACTGGTGCGGCAAGACTGGATTCATGCACCACGGGCCTGCACCCTGTGATAGCTGCTTGAATGCCCGGGCCAGAGTTGTAATTCACAACTGCATGATATGAGTGATCCATATCAAACCCGTCATAGGTATTGGGCACAGGTCTTGGTATTTCTAATCTCGCTCCTGCGGGCAAGTGTGGTAGATTCAGTCGAGATCTTGGATGTGGGCGAACAACAATAGGACGGTCACTCACACCCTGCAGATCCCGTATGCGATCCAACACCCAGGACTCTTGACTAGGCAAGTCTTGCACTTGTAGGCTGCGGCTGTGTTGTGCAGCTATCATGATATCTGGTCTGTGGATATTGGATTTTGATAATTTCACACCTAACTTGGCTGGGCGATCGAGATCGAGATTTTGGGTGTGTCCATAATAGCCTTGTGATGTCACATGGTTTACAGATACTTTCCAAGTGTGTCCTCTGTTTAACGCACCCACTTCAATGATGATCACCGGGCGATTCAATCTACGATAATGTTCATACACCTGCTGATTGGCTCGCATGCGTCCGTTCCAGAGCACAGACCAAATGATCGCAGCATCTGTATCCCAAGAATTTTCTTTTGTTTGTAATCCATTGGCCCACAATGCCGTTAGTACTGCTGACATAACAAGCGGGCTATTCCCAGCTGATTGAGAGGGAAAATAAGATAGGGTTTTTATGCTCACTAAATATCTGATGAAATACAGTATAGTTACCACTTTTAATGCCGACGGCTACAAGAAATATGGTAAGCGAATGATTCAAACTTGGTTGTCCAATTGGCCAACTCAAGCCGAACTTCGAGTGTATGCTGAAAATTGTTCTGTGGCCGAATCTGCACCCAATCTACAAGTTTTGGATTTGGAATTTGCCAGCCCGCAACTGGTGGCATTTAAAAATCAATGGAGAGATGTTCCCAAAGCCAATGGAGATATCAGTGCCATAACCGGGCTGAATCAGCGCAAAGATTTCAAGAAACAATTCAAATGGAATGCAGTACGTTTCAGCCATAAAGTATATGCC